ACTTATATGTTAAAATGTTACTAGACTACATCGAATCAGAAAAGGCTAAAAGAGAAAATTAATGGCAGCATTGATGGAAGCTACTGAAAGATACCTATCTCGGGACAACCGAGCGATGGGTGCTGTCGCTAGCGTTGTAGCTTCCACAATGGCTTTACCTACACCTGGTAGTATGACGCGAGCAGGTGGGTCAACTTCACCCATATCGCAAGTTATCAGCACATTTAGAAATATGATAGGCGCACTTCGCGGTATAAACAACGAAAAAGACAAACAGAGAGAAATAACAGATCGGGTTCGTCGCGCAACTGATGAAGATCGACGCGAGCAGGGTGCTCCTATTCGCAATATACCAGAACAACCTGAAGAAACTAATCAAAGACCCAATAGTATTTTTGAAACTATACTCTCAATTCTAAGACAAATATTTTCTTCTATAAGAACCATTATGACATTAATAATGCGCACTATCACACAACTTACCAGAGTTGTACTTAGAACTGGTATGACTATAGTAACAGGTGCATTAAGGGCGATATTAGCTGGTATCTCAAGTATAATGAGAAACCCAAGACTAAGAATTCTTGCAATGGGGGCGTCCGCCGCTGCCGCGGCAGCTGCCTATCTATTTGGAAGAAGAAATGAAGGTGAAGAATCAATCACACCAGCGCCAGGTACCACTGGCGGCTCTGCGGGTAGAGGACTAACACGTGAATTTGCATCGGAAGTAGTAGAAGGTGGTGGTAGAAGAAATAGTCAAGGTATATTATTAGATATACCACCTGAAGGACGCGGCCTTCTAGATGCAATCGCAGTACCAGAGAGTGCTGGCAGATACGATATTATATTTGGTGGTCGAACTTTTTCAGACTTCTCTGATCACCCAAGAGTAAATGTACCAATACCTAGCGGACCAAATGCTGGCAGAACATCTTCAGCAGCAGGTAGATATCAATTTATTCAAGGCACTTGGGATTCTTTATCACGCAAATATAATCTGCAAGATTTTAGCCCACAAAATCAAGATCGAGCCGCATGGTATCTTGCACAAGAAGATTATAAGAGACGAACCAACAGGGATCTTTATACTGATCTAGTTGAGGGTAGATTGCAAGAAGTTTCTAGGGCACTTAGTGCAACTTGGACTTCACTTGCAGGTGGTATTGAAGCTCAAAGATCGGGTGAAGGTACGACATTTGAACAAAATTACAGAAGAGGTGTTGCGGCAAGTAGAATGCCAACCCCAACGATTGTTGCGAACATACCCACATCATCTCAATCATCAGGCGCACCTCAATCTGTATCAACACAACAGGCACCACAACAGCCCGCTGCTAATGTAACACCTAGCTCACCTGAACCTGTTGCGCCAGCACCATCTCAGGCACCACAAACAGTAGCATCACTACCCACATCTGGGATGGGGGCAACTGAAACAATTACACAAGTTCAACCCATAGTCATCCGCGAAAGGGCTGCATAATGCCTAGTTTAGCAGATGTTGTCCAGCAGATGGGCCCGTCTATAACATATGATGAAAGAACAAGACGCTTTCATGATATGGAACAAAGCTATAGAATGGTTAGCACCAGAGGTGTTGTGTCTGGTAGCCCTGCTAGATCAAATGGTGGTGCAGCTTCAGGTTACGTAACACAAGATGCATTCAACTCTTTTAAAACAGAAATATATCTGTACATAAGCAAGGTTGCATCTTTTACTAGAGAAGCTTTGGTCGAAATGCAAAGGACCATGGCAGGTGAGCAGCGAGATACTGATTCGCTAAGAAATGAAGAAAGAAGAAATGCAGAAGAACGAAGAGAACGCAGACGCGAATTAATCTCAGGTGCAATGACACGAATATCATCTGGTGTCAGAAGTGCTACAGGGTTAGGCCCGCTCGGCGCATTATTTACAGGTCTCGCAGCAAGCTTAACAGCAGTTCTTGCAAATATAGACTTAGATACATTAAGAGATACGTTTGAAAGAATCGGGACAGTATTTGATAGCGTCAGAGAATTTTTTAACAAACTGCAAGAATATTCTAACATCATACTTGCAATAGGCGCTGCACTTGCTGCAATGGTAGCAGCAAACATGTTAGATAGAACGCCTAAACCACCGCGCGGTGGTGGTAAGCCGTCAGGTGGTGGGGGTAGGCCACCCGCGCCAGGTGCTGGTTCTGGTGGTGCGCCTTCTGGTGCTAAACCAGCAACTGGTGGTGCACCTTCTGGTGCTGGCGCAGGCGCTAAGCCAACAACACCACCGGCACCACCTGCGCCAGCACAGCCTCAAGTCAAACCTGGATATAAAGCGACAGAAACGCCCAGTGGTACACGATATCGTTCTGAAAAAACTGGTAGATTTGTAAAACCATCAGAAGCATTAACTGAACCGGGTGCGCCAACCAGAGAACCTAAACCAAGTCAATCAACACCAGGGCAACCAACACAAGAACGCCCTATGAGGTCAAAAGCTTCTAGATTACGACTAAGTGGGTTTTTAGCTGCATTGGGCCCAGCGATAGATATCCTTAGTGCAAGGAGTCAACTTGAATCTCTTAGCGAACAAAGAGATGCTGAAGATATAGATGAAGAAAAATATAAGGACGAAGTTATCAAAATATTGGGCGGAACAGCAGGTTCAATAATTGGTGGTCTTACAGGCGGTGCATTAGGGACGCTGCTGGGCCCAGCAGGCGCTATGCTGGGTGCTTTTGCAGGATCTATAGGCGGCGAAAGACTGGGTCAGTGGTTAGCAACCACTGATGTTGGTCGTAAGGTCGGTGAGCTAATCTATGATAGATTTTTCTTAGCGAGACCCACCAATATACCCGAAGCTCAGTTAATAAGCCAACTAACCGAACTGCAAAGACGAAGCAGAGCAGAAACATCAGCTATCGATGAAATGGTTAATCTCACAGAACGTGCTGTAGATGAGGGTAGAATAACTAGCAGTCAAGCAAGACAATTACGTGAAGTTGGCTCTCAGATACGCACAACAGATTTAAGAGCGGGTGATATTGAACAAGCAATAAACATGATGCAGTTTTCTGGTATGGAGGGAATAAACTACAATCCAACTACAGATCGGAGCGGTAGAGTTGTTGTTCTACCGACGATATATCAAGAAGTGGCTACTCCAAGATCAAGTCAACCAGCAACCAGACCAACACCCGAGACACCATCAGAAATTCAAACTAGAACACCTGATGGTACTCTGGGAGAGGCTGCTGCGGCCACCAATTTTGGCGGTGGCCAACAACAATCGCGCCGAGGTGGTCTGGCTAGAAGGATTTATTAATCGTCCTGAGCCAGACGCTCAAAAAGATTGATATCGGAATCATCTTCCCAAGGCGGGCGAGCCGAACCACGTGCCGCAGGAGCTTCAGCCACACGGGCCTTAGGCTCAGCAGTCGCGCGCGCGACAGGACGCTCCTCGCGCGTATCATCCTCATCATTGTCACGACGACGAGGTGCGCTGCTTTCGTTAAGCACCTTATCGAGGCGAGCCTTCAGTTCATCATAGCTCTTGAATTGATCAGGAGCAACAAAGGCCTGAAGCTTGTGCTGAGAATTCCAGATACGCTCCAGCTCCGAATCATCGTCAGACAGAGGCTCTGACCGATCAAACTCGGACTTGTCATAGTTACGATAGCCTTCGACATTACGAATCTTCAACTTGAAGTTTGCGCCAGCCCAGAAATCGAAGGGATTAACAGCCTTTTCATCTTCAAACTGAGGCGTCATCAGTTCGTTGATCTTGTCGAAAATCTTCTTACCAAACTTGAACAGCTTGACCTTACCCTCGTTCTGAGGATTAGCAGGGTCCTTGACAACATAGATGTTGGCAATATAAGAAAGGCGACGCTTCTGCTTGCGCGCGACTTCCTTGTCCTTATCGCTACCGCTATTCCACAGCTTGGAATTCATTTCAGCGACAGGGTCTTTCTGACCGAGAGTCGTCAGAGAGTTTTCGATATACCAACCACCCGGGCCCTGAAAGCCGTGCGACCAGATGCGAACCCAAGGCAGGTCTTCACCCTTGGCGGCAGGAAGAAAGCGAATGACTGCGTAACCGTTGCCAGCCTTATCAACCTCGGGCTGCCAGAAACGGTCATCAGCTTCACGCTGGTTGCCGTTATTAGCAAGCTTACCAAGCTCCTTAGAGAGCCTGTCGAGATTGCTGGTAGTAGAACGCTTCAGCGAAGCGAAATCGTTAGACATTGTATGTTCTCCGTATGTTTTGTATGTTGCGTGTGTATCTTGTTCACATCGATCATGACCACACTTGTACTTATATCATGTCGAAGGTCGTATGTCAAGAAATAAACACTTGACGCATGGTTTTCTTTATCGTGTCATTATCTGCCTTCACGAATGGCGCGTATTTCTTCATGAGACGAGATACATCAGGCCAGATGATGGTATCTGTAATGCGAGAATCCCATCGATCCTGAAAATTAAGAACACGATCAGATAGAATTAGACTTTCTACCGACAGCTTCCCGCCAAGATAAAGACGCAATACCTCAGGGTGGTCGCCACTTGTTGACCACGCTTTGGCTACATCATTGCAGCTTTCAGCGACGTTCTGCATATCTTGCTTGAAGCGATATGTGATTGACTCCATGTGGCGCTTCCAATCAACATATCGCTTCTCGGCTTCGACAGTAACCATCTCACGAATAAATCTGACGCCCTGAGACATGTTTGCGACATAGAACCCAGTGAGGTCATCTTTATATCTGCGCTCAAGGCGACGAAAATGAAATACATCATTTCGCGCCTCAAACGTAGAACCCTTGATTGGCTTCACTTTACCTTGATATTTGAAATAGTCATAGCTATCCTGCGTAAAGTGTAGCCGTAAGGCGACATATTCTTGATATGCCTTCATACCTTCCATCCTAAATCGGTAACCTAACCTCACCGGGCTTGCGCTTTAGTAGATTAAGACCATTAGCTTCACTGGTCAGAATCTTTTTAATTCGCGGCGAGAGGAGGCGAGGGATTACCTCAACCTCCAAACCCGTAGTATCACACACATGCATGATCGCATCAAGATACGTCATGTTCTTTTCGATGACGGTTTTCTCGATTGTCGAGGCAAACCGCTCAGGCGTCATGATAGACAGTTCAGGCTGCATCATCAACCGACTTGGCAGCTAATGCAGCGACAAACCCGCCGACATCCTTACGAACAATATCAATCGACTCCATATGCTGAGGCCAGTAAATCTCAAGGGCCTGAGCATCTTGGGTGCAGACAAAGCAATGCACCTCATTTGGAGGCACCGCAGTAAAGTCACCCGGCCGAAGCACAGTTACATCCGTCAGCCCATACTGCTTTTCGGTATGAATTTCGATAATGCCGCTAATCACATAGAAGCCATTCCAACGATGACGGTGACTATGCAGCGAGCATCGAAAGCCCGCCTTAGTATTGATACGATGAACCTCTACATTCGGTGATGTAAACAGGTCCTCGGTATCACCCCAAACCTTACCAAGCTTCACTTTGTTCTCCTCTAGATGACATATGAGACTTCACGACATAATCTATCTCAAGTAGCTGATGAAGTACAGTCCTAAAATTGGCTAAGTGCAGCATATTCGGGCCATCGCACGGTGCATTGTCTGGGTCCTGATGCACTTCCATGAACACACCAGCAATACCGACAGCTGTGGCTGCGCGAGCGATGACAGGCACCATCGAACGATT